CTCAGAATGCACCAAAGACTCTGTGCCTGTTCACTATCGCATGGGCAGCAACATTAGCCCAACAGTCAATGAAATACCTACGGTTACGTTCCTCTCTGGTTTCAACCCAGCAGACGCAATCGTGGTTAGAGGAAAGATGGGGTTGTAACATGGCACTAGGATTAGCACGACCAAAGTCAAAATTGCCCAATCCTTCTACGAATCACAAGTTCTCAAGTCATCAGGACTATATGGCTGAGGCTATGAACGCCCCGTCAAAAAAGAAACCTAAGAACATGGGTGAGTATGCCACAGGGCAGACAAGTGGGGAGAGCGTATGAGCACAGGATTAGGAAGAACAAAATTGGATGCAAGTCCACAGCAACCGCCGCTGTCTAAACGAGACCAAAACCCAACATCGTTTAAGCGCGTTATTATGGGCATTCGCAAAGGAAGCAACGCACAGGCTACGGGAAAGCACCCGAGCGGAAAAAGTGTGTACTAAGGAGAAACCATGAAGCATACTTGGGAACAGCGTAACATTGACAACGCACGCGCCAGTGTATGGGGATTGAAAATTGCCGTGCTTGATAAGCAGCAAGAAGTTGTAAATCTTCAGCTTCTGGTGGAGCAGGCACAAGAACGTCTGCGAGAGGTAGAGAGCCATGGCAATCGGACATAAGCAACACAAGGTTGACCTTGGTTCGCATGGTTCATTCAGTGTGAAGAAGGGCGGTCTCCACGATGCGCTTGGCATACCGCGTGGGCAGAAACTAACCGCGTCCCAGAAGGAACCCAAGGCTGGAGACAGTGAGCACGTTCGTAGAATGAAAGCATCGGCCAAGGGGTTCGCTGCTATGCACCACTAAGGAGAAACAATATGGCCGACGTAGTGCCGCAAGATAAAGGCGCGGGAAGTGATAAGTTAGGCGGCCAAGACTCTCAATCAGAAGACCCTTCTGATAGCCCATTAGGAGTTTACGCCTCTTTCCCTTATAGTCCTGAGCCGTTCGCTATGTTGAGCGAAGGAGCCCGAGGCGCACTTATTGGGCTAGACAAAATTGCAACTCAAACTGACACCTACGCACGAAGAATGGAAGTTGAACAGGCGTGGGAGGCGCTTCATTTTGAGCGCGGTTATCAGCACTTACTTAAAGGCAAGCGGGGCGGATGGGTGCTACCAAATCAGGGCAGCGAATGGGGAGCATCGGGACAGAAGACTTCTAGTACAACGTACGACACGAACGTGTACGGACCCAAGGGTGACATCATTGTTGCCGCCCTGTCACGCGAAGTTCCTAAAGTAGAATTCTTCCCAGCAAATCCAGATTACGGGCCAGATCAAATAGCGGCAGAGGAAGCCGACAGGTTCAAAGATATCTGGGCAAGAAATAATAACCTCCACGCACTTCTGGTTGACGTGTCCCGTATGTTCTGGAACGAAGGCAGAGTCCTTATGTGGACTCGCTATGAACTCAACGGGCAGAAGTACGGATTCGAAGGAGACACCAAGACACCAACGGTGCCAGAGGATGAACTAGACCCGCCCAACGACGCGCCCACAGGGCAGTCTGAGTTGGACGACGTGTTGGGCATGGAGACATCCCCAGAGAAATCCTCAGGCGGCGACATAGAAGACCTGCTGAACGCCGCAGGATCAGAGAGCGAAGATAAGAAACCATTAGGACGTGAAGTTACAACCTGCCACGGAAAACTTGACCATAAGGTTCCGATTGCGATAGATGATTTTCATGATTTTCCATTCGTGCAACTTTCCCTTGATGTGGACGTATCCACAGCACGAGGTATGTTTCCATGGATTGCAAGCAAGATCAACCCTGGTACCGATGGAATGTCGGAGACGCAACTTGACCGCATCGCACGTGAGAACGTGAGACAGGCGGTACTCGGTGCGTACGTCACTGGAGATTCGTTGGAGCGGCACACCACCGTGAAGTTCACGTGGTTCCGTCCCTCGATGTTCCTAGACCAATCCGTAAATGATGAAGCCAAGGCTGAGTTGCTAGAAGCATTCCCCAACGGGGCTTTACTTGCTCGCGCAGGAGCAGAATTTGCATTTGCAAGAAACGAGGGCATGGATGATCATTTGGTGATCGGACACCCTCTTCCTGGCAAAGGACAGAACAGACGTACACTAGGTTCCGCACTCATCTCCATTCAGAAGCGTATTAACGACTGGGTGGACTTGCTGGACGATTACTTCAAACGAACCGTCCCCAAGAAATGGATGAATGCTGAGGCTTTCGATATGGAAGCTATCAAGAACGAGCCGAACGTTCCCGGCAGCATGGGGCCGTTCCAAGTTCAGCCTGGACTGACAACGATGGATCAGTACATATTTGTGGAGCCGACACCGCAGCCACAGCCGTCGATGTTCGAAGCCATAAAGTACTTCATGGAACAAGTGTCAGAAGAAATATCAGGAGCACTACCTTCTTTGTTCGGTGCAGCTACGGGTGAACAGACCGTAGGCAACCCACAGATTCAGAGAGACCAAGCATTGCAACGCATCGGCTGTCCGTGGAATAACATACAGGACATGTTTGCTGTGTCTGCAGAGCAGGCGGTTCATTGTGCGGCAGAATGTAGAGATGGTAAGGAAATTAAGCAGAACATACCCGGAAAGGGCAAGTTAACGGTCAACACCGCAAACCTGCTCGCTGGAAAGGTTCTCTGCTATGCTGAATCTAACCCAGCATTCCCTGAGTCTTGGCAACAGAAGGAAGCCAAGATTGAGAATATGATTTCCATGAGTGCTTCCAATCCGCTGTTGGCTCAGTGGTTCTTATCTCCGTCTAATTTGGCGGAAGTAGCCAGCGGTTTACGCATGAAGGGTTTCAAAGTAACAGGTGCAACATCGGTCACCAAGCAAAGGAACGAGTTTGAACTCCTACTACGCAAAGGTCCGATGGACAATCCGCAGTTCTTGAATATGCAAGCCGCTATGCAGAAAGCGCAAGCGGGAGTACAGCAGGCGCAGCAGACTGGACAGCAAGTTCCTCCTGAAGCGCAAGCAATGATGGGACAGGTTCAGCAGATGATGCAGTCTGTTCCGCCTCAGATCAGTACGATTCAGGTTGCTCAAGACGAGAGTGAAAACCACATAGTAGAGGCGAATGAATGTTTTGAATGGATGAATGATACGGATGGTCAAAAATTCAAAAATGGCACACCAGAGCAACAAGCAGGTTACGCAAATGTACACTTGCACTGGCAAGCCCACGTCGCTATGGCGAAGAAGATCATGGCTCAGAATAAACCGCCAGATAAACCACCTAGTGAGAGCGTTTCGGCTGACATTTCAAAGATGCCGCCCGAAGTGGCTACACAATTACTTGCAAAAATGGGCGTGCAGGCAACCCCTGCGCTGTTCCAACAGCAGGCAGACCAAACTCTTCAGCATGCGGTGGCTAAAAAAGCTATCCCCAGCGCTTTAGAGCACGGTAACAATGAACCAGAACGACCACAGACTCAAACAGCACCACATCCTCCAGCTTAGCGGCTGGAGTCTAGAGTTGGGAGCAGCCGACACTGCTCCCTTCTCGAACTTTGTCAAGACTCAATAAAAAATCAGGAGACTCAAAATGGGCGCAGAAAGCCTAGTAGATTTCGCTAGTTTAGACTCAGCAGTGGATGCACCAGTTGTAGACTCAGCAGTAACAGAACCAGTTGTAGATTCAACCGTTGACGCACCAGTAGTGGATGCACCTGTAATGGAAACTGGAGTGGAAACCGAAAACCTTAATGCAGACGGCTCAGAAAAGTCTGCTGAGGAACAAACAGCATTCAAGACCGCCGCTGCAAAGGCCGCATCGGACAAAGCCATAGATACCAAGGCTACACCCGATAATGTACGCAAAGGACTAAAAGCACTACGCGATGCAGACCCCAAGAACGCTTCTATTGTCAAGGAACTTCACGGAGCGTACGAGCGGTTCAACGCATACAAGACCGAGTTCCCCACGGTGCAGTCTGCTAAGGAAGCCAAAGCATTCATAGAGTCTATCGGTGGAGAAGAGGGTTACGAAAAGCTGACTCAGTCTTCGGAGGCTGTCAAGGCCACGGACGAACTACTTTATGCAGCGGACCCGCAACTTTGGAAGAACGTCATTGAAGACCTGAAGGCATCTGGGCACCCCGAAGCATTCGGTAAGTTAGCCCCAGCATACCTGTCCGAACTCAAGGCGCACGACCAAACCGCTTACTACGAGACATTCAAGCCGCACTTCCTTCAGGGATTAAAAGACTCCAACATGGGTCCGATGATTGCCTACCTTAATGCTGCGCTAGGGGCTAAGGATGCAGAGGGAAAAGCCGCGCCAGATATTAGGAAGATTGCTGAACTTGTTGGGAATATGTCTGGTTGGTACAAGGATATCGAAGAGGAAGACAAAGCCCGAACCAAGGAACCGACAGTAAGTGTTGAGCAGAAGAAGTTCTTGGAAGAGAAAGCCGCATTTGAGAAAACCAAGGCTACCGATGCACAAACCAAGGTTTCTGAATGGGAAAATACAACAGCAGAAACTGCTGATAAGTCCAGCAATGTTACGCTGGGCAAAGCATTGTCTCCGTTCTTGCAGATGCCTTACTTCAAAGACTTCCCCCGAGAATCAAAGGTTGATCTGGGAAATGGTATCAAGGAACGTTTGTACGCCATGCTGAAGGCAGACAAGTCCTACCAAACGCAGATGACGGCATTGTGGAAGGGCGGAAATAACGAAGCCAACAACGCCAAGATTCAGAAGGTACATCAGGATTGGTTGAATGACCATTCCGTGGAAGTTGTAACCAAGACTGTACAGCAGCGTTATCCTGGCTATGCCAAGGGTGGAAGTGCCGCTGGAAGAGTAGCAACCGCAACGGCTAAGAAAACAGCGGACAACAAGGCAGGAGCAGCATCGGTTACGAACAACAAGCCGATCTACGTGCCGCAACGTCCGACGAACCTTATACGGGAGACTGTAAAGGTGGGCGGCAGGGAATATGGCCCGAATGATCTGCAGATGATGCAGATTGCTGGGCGAGGTTTCGTCAAAACTACGGACGGCAAGGGTTACAGGCTTGTCACGTGGCGTAAGTAATTTCAAATCATGAGGAGAAACTAAATGTCACAAAATTCTGGTCCTAACACCCGCGATGGAAAACCGATTAACGTCAACGACCAAGCAACCCTTGCAGCCTTCGTAACGGTAGTTCCGACTAACGTTGGACCGACTACGCTTATCACAGTGCAGATGCAGGGTTCCGGCTTGATCCTTCAGGTTCAGGCGCAGGATATCTCTGCCACAACCCAAACGCTGTAAGGAGTAACAATGCATTATCTAATCGGTGCAGTAGCAGGTCTCGCGGTGGGCGTGTTCTGCCCATCAAGTGCGCGGAAGATCAAAG